TTGTGTGATACTTATTCCAGACTTCTGGATCTAAATGTTTTTCTGTGTCCCATTCAATTTCCGTTGAACGTGTCTCATGATCAGAGTCCAATGATCTGCGGAAAGTAGAGAATTCTCTATTATTAATACTTCTGAATTCACTGATCGTATGAACTGGCGCATGACCATTCCAACTATAAGTATAGAAATCAGTTCCTTCGGGGATATCTTTAGTGATCCAGCAGTTGAAAGCATAACAAAAATCGTCTGCATGAGGAATGATATTTTGTTTCATAGCAGGCATATCTTTCCAGTAAAAATTAAAATAACTTTCCCACATAGGAAGTCCATATTCTTTTGTTGGATTTGTTGGAAAGTAACGCTTTGCCAAAATGTCATGAAAGTATTTCATGACATGAGATAAATGTTTGTTGAAGTGTATATCGAAATATAATTGTAAACCAGGAGAATTTGATATTGGACTACCAAATATGGTAAAGTTTTCCTGGATAAAATTTTTAACTGCGGATGGATCTTTATAGAAGTTTTTAATTATGCCATACTTTAAACCAGCTTTCTCTACATAATGAACTGATTCTTCCGCTGCTTCTGAGATTTCAAATACTTTTTGAATCGTATCACTATTGACGATTCTATAATCAGATAATAAATTCATACGGTTATCACTACTGGTAATTTCAGTGTTGGTATTATAAATTATATAGGATGCCTTCGGGGTCCACAAAACGTCACTCGCTTATTTAAGGAGAACTACAGATGGTCAAGTACAACATCGCGGACATTGATGCGCTATTGAATGATGCGTCAAGGTTTGGTATTGGTATGGATGAATGGATTCGTAGATTTGCCTCAGTGCATGAGTCAGATGCAAACTATCCACCTCATAATCTTGTTAAAGAAACTAGCATTGACTTCAGACTAGAACTAGCACTTGCTGGTTATAGTAAAGAAGATATTAAAGTTGAAACTGAATCTAATAAATTATTCGTACAGTGTACAAAACCTGGAGATTCAGATCCTGATCATGAGTATCTACAGAGAGGAATTGCACGACGCGCATTTACTTGGAGTAGAACTATTGCTGATGATGTAGAAGTCCAAAGTGTTGACCTTACCAATGGTCTCCTTACGATTAGACTAAGGCGAATTATTCCTGACCACCAGAAGAAAAAAACTTACGAGTTGACTGGTGAATAAATATAATTGAATATCGTCGCCGCAGAGGGTCCTGGTCACAGTCAGGATACCCTCTTTTTTCTTGTTTATAAATACAAATAAACTCTGTCCTGATGAAAACATATAGGGATTTAAAACTTACCCTTCGCTATAATACTCAGTTAAATTCTAAGTTCTGGGTTGGCGAATCAATGAAACCCGAGGTTCGTGAGGGTTTGATTCGTATCGCTGAAGAGTGGGCAGAGTTTGCGAACATTCCATCCCTTGCTATTATTGATGTCGTTCTGGTAGGTGGAAATGCCAATTACAACTATACTAAGTATTCTGACTTGGACTTGCATCTTATTGTTTCCAAGGAAGATATTGCCGATTGTCCTGATCTCATTGATGATTACTTACGAGACAAGAAACAATTATGGGCTCTCACCCATGATATTCAGATTTATGGACACGACGTTGAACTCTATGCCCAAGATAGAAGAGATTCCGCCCCTTCGGGTCAGGGAGTTTTCTCCTTGGTGAATAGTCTGTGGTTGCGTCGTCCTACATATCAGGATGTAAATCTTGTAGATCCTAACATTGCCAAGAAGGTAATGCACTACATGGAGAAGATTGATTTCCTGATTGATAACAGAGCAGATGATCGTGCTGCATTTGAGAAACTTAAAGATAAACTGAGGGACATGAGATCATCTGCCATCCAACGTGGTGGGGAGTTTGCCGTAGAGAATCTTGTATTCAAGGAACTCCGTAATCGTGGATACCTAGATAAGATGTCTGAGCACCTGAGGAACCTTAAGGACACCAGCTTGTCAATTGACTGACCACATGCTATGATGTGGGTTGAATTATAGGAGTTATGGCAGTACAACTTGTCCTTCTCAAATCTGGAGAAGAACTGTTGACCGATATTCGTGAGATCGTTGATCGTGACACTCAAGAGTCAATTGCAACAGTCTTTATTAAACCAGTTCGTGTTACTGTGGTGGAGCAAGCAGTTTTGTCTGAGGGTTCTAGTCAACCTTCAGACAGTGTTTTGAGTTTTGTTCCTTGGTTGGCAACGTCAAAGTCTGAAGAATACCTTGTAAAAGAGGATTGGATTGTCACAGTATGTGAACCACAGGATAATATTAAAGAAAGTTACATTCAAAACGTAGGAGTTCGTGATGACAGTGAAAGTGTTGTTCTTGAAAACGGGTCAGTACCTGATCTCGGAGATTGATGAACGCCCCGATGAGGATACTGATTGTATTCTTATCAATCCCAAACGCATTCTTGGGTTTGCACCAGAGTGGAAACTTGAGAACTTTATTCCCATGAGTTATCAGAAACAGATTCCTATTAGATCTTCTGATATTCTGACCATCGTTGATCCGATGGATAGTCTGCTACAATTGTATCGTGATGCTACTGCTTGATGGATTTTTATACTAATGTTGCCGTTGTCAACGATACTATTTTGTATCGCGGACTTAATGGAGGTGAGCGAGTTGAACGACGGGAAGAATTTTCTCCCACACTTTATGTTCCTGCTAAAAAAGAAACCAAGTTTAAAACCTTGGAAGGCAACTTTGTAGAACCTGTTAAACTTGGTAGCATCAAAGAAGCAAAGGAATTTGTGCAAACTTATGAGAATGTAGATAATTTTAGTATTTACGGCAATACAAAATACTTGTACCAATATATTCTAGGTAAGTATCCGAAGGAAGTTGACTATGATTTTAGTCAACTTAATATCATGTCGCTTGATATTGAGACTACATCAGAGAATGGATTCCCTAATGTTGAAGAAGCACGGGAAGAAATTCTATGTATCACTGTTAAAGATTTTACTAGTAAGAAGATCATTACCTGGGGTTGTGGTGAGTTTGAAAACTCACGCGATGATGTTCATTATATTTACTGTCAGCATGAGCGGGAACTTCTGACAAAGTTTCAGGAGTATTGGGTTCAGAAGACTCCTGATGTTGTGACTGGATGGAACGTTAAGTTCTTTGATATTCCATTCATTTGTCGCCGCATGGATCGTGTGCTCAGCATGAAGCATATGCGTGGATTGTCTCCATGGAACTCTGTTCGTGAGCGTGAACTGCATGTTCGTGGACAGAAGAAAATTTATTATGATATCATCGGCGTGGCAACTCTGGATTACTATGATTTGTACCAGAAGTTTACTTACACCAATCAAGAATCATATCGTCTAGATCATATTGCTTTTGTTGAACTCGGTCAGCAGAAGTTGGATCACAGTGAGTTTGAAAACTTCCAGGATTTCTATCGCAACAACTGGCAGAAGTTTATTGAGTACAACATCCATGACGTAGAACTTGTGGACATGTTGGAAGACAAGATGAAGTTGATTGAACTTGCTGTCACCATGGCGTATGACGCGAAGGTTAACTTTGAGGATGTGTTCTACCAAGTCCGTATGTGGGACAGCATTATCTATGATGCATTGACGCAGGAAAATATTATTATTCCCCCGAAGACTGATAGTACAAAGGATCAGCAGTATGCTGGTGCTTATGTGAAAGAACCCAAACCTGGCATTTATGATTGGGTGGTTAACTTTGACCTTAACTCTCTGTACCCACACCTCATTATGCAGTACAATATCTCTCCTGAGACCCTCCTAGATGACCGTGTAAGCGGCATCAACGTGGATAAACTACTCAACCGTGAGATTGATACAAGCACCCTTGAGGGCGTTACTATCTGCCCCAATGGCACTCTGTTCACTACAGAGAAGCAGGGATTCCTTCCTAAGTTGATGGAGAAAATTTACACTGAGCGTACTATCTACAAGAAGAAGATGCTCAAGGCGAAGCAAGAGTATGAGAATACTAAAGATCCTAAACTCATTAAGGACATCGCCAAGTTCAATAACATTCAGATGGCACGGAAGATTCAACTGAACTCTGCCTATGGTGCTATTGGTAACGAATACTTCAGGTACTTCCGACTGGAGAATGCTGAGGCAATCACTCTGTCAGGACAGTTGTCAATCCGTTGGATTGAAAATAAGATGAATGAGTACCTCAATAAAATTTTGAAATCGGGTGATAAAGATTATGTTATTGCTGTGGATACTGATTCCATCTATCTTGATCTGGGTGATCTGGTCAAGAATGTATTCAAAGGAGGAACGCCGTCTGATGAGAAGGTTGTCAATTTCCTTGATAAGATCTGTAAGGTGGAACTTGAAACTTATATTGAAAGTTGCTACCAAGAACTGGCAGAGTATGTAAATGCTTATCAGCAGAAGATGGTCATGAAGCGGGAGAACATCGCTAACCGTGGCATCTGGACTGCTAAGAAGCGATACATTCTCAACGTGTGGGATAGCGAGGGTGTTCGCTATAAAGAACCGAAGATGAAGATCATGGGACTTGAGACTCAACGTTCTTCTACTCCCGCATACTTTAAGGATAAACTTCTTAAGGCATATAAGATTATGATTGAAGGTAACAATGATGACATGATTGATTACATTTCTCAAATTAAATCAGATACCAGGAAGCAAAGTTACCTAGATATTGCATTCCCGAGAGGATGCAATAACCTTGGCAATTACAGAAGTTACTCTGAAATTTATAAGAAGGGTACGCCTATTGCTGTCCGAGGTTCATTACTGTATAATCACTATATCGGAAAGCATAAGATTGCTAATAAGTTTCCTCTTATTCAAGAAGGAGAAAAAATCAAATTCATCTACCTGAAGAAACCCAATCCGATTGGGGAGAACGTTATCTCATTCTTCAATACGCTTCCAAAAGAATTTGGTTTGGACAAATACATTGATCATAACCTGCAGTTTGAGAAGTCTTTCTTGGAACCTCTCAAAAATGTGCTAGACTGTATTGGTTGGAAGCATGAACGCACTGGTTCACTAAGTAGTTTCTTTTAATTATGAGTTTTCTTAACAAAGTTATCAAGGAGTTAGACAATGAATTTGCGTCAATCGTTGATGAAGGCGTCTCCGCAGGGGATTGTAGTTCGTTCGTGGACACTGGTTCTTATATCCTCAACGCTCTTATCAGCGGTAGCATTTTTGGTGGTCTCCCACAAAATAAAATCACTGCCCTTGCAGGAGAATCCAGCACTGGTAAAACCTTCTTTGCCCTCTCAATCGTAAAGAATTTCCTAGATCAAAATCCTAATGGTGAAGTTGCATACTTTGAAACTGAGTCTGCCATTTCTAAGGACATGATGACATCCCGTGGCATTCGTACCAAGAATGTTGGTCTTGTTCCTGTTACTACAGTTCAGGAATTTAGAACTCAGGCAATCAAGATTGTTGATGAGTATATGAGTTTCAAAAAGGAGGATCGTCCTCCGATGATGTTTGTGCTAGACTCTCTGGGTATGCTGTCCACTTCTAAAGAAGTGCAGGATGCATCTGATGGCAAGGAGACCCGTGACATGACCCGTGCTCAGGTGATTAAGTCTATCTTTAGAATCTTATCACTGAAACTGGGTCAGGCAGGTATTCCTCTGATTGTTACTAATCACACTTACGAAGTTGTTGGTGCCTATGTTCCTACTAAGGAGATGGGTGGCGGCACTGGTCTGAAGTATGCTGCTTCTAGTATTCTATTCCTTTCCAAAAAGAAGGAGAAGGATGGTAAGGACGTGGTTGGTAACATTATTAAATGCGAGGCAAAGAAGTCTCGTTTCACAAAGGAGAACTCTAAAATTGAGACTCGATTATTTTATGACGAGCGAGGTCTTGACAAGTACTACGGATTACTGGAACTGGGTGAGAAGTACGGAGTCTTCCAGCGGAGGGGCAATCGGATTGTTGTTGGGGAATCTTCCGTTTATCCTTCTGTTATACTTTCTGATCCCGAGAAGTATTTCACAGAAGAAATAATGCAGGCACTTGATGAAGCTGCAAAGAAAGAATTTAGTTATGGATCTTAATGGAAGCAATTGAAAGCACTATCATCAAGAACTTAGTTAGTGATGATACTTATGTTCGTAAGGTAATTCCTTACATCAAACCAGAATACTTTAATGAATACTCAGATAAGATTCTGTTTGACATCATCAACAACTTTGTTGTGACCTATGGTCAAACTCCTACTAAAGAAGTTCTTAGTATTGAGGTTGACAATCGTAAGGATCTGAATGAAGATTCTTATAAACAGTTGCAGGTCAAGATTGATGACATTGACAACACTGAAGTAGACTCTCAGTGGTTGTTGGATTCTACCGAGAAGTGGTGTAAACAACGTGCAGTTTACTTGGCACTACTGGATAGTGTGAAGATTGCTGATGGTCAGGATGAGAAGCGAACTGAAGATGCGATTCCATCAATTCTTCAGGAAGCTCTCGCTGTTTCATTTGATGACCACATTGGTCACGACTATATAGAAGATTATGCAGATCGCTTCGACTTCTATCACCGAAATGAAAGTAAAATCCCCTTTGACCTTTCTCTTTTCAATAAGATTACGAAGGGTGGTATTCCTAACAAAACTCTCAATGTCGCACTTGCTGGCACTGGGGTGGGCAAATCACTGTTTATGTGTCACATGGCCGCTGCGTCGTTACTTCAGGGTAAAAATGTCCTCTACATCACACTGGAGATGGCAGAAGAGAAGATCGCTGAACGCATTGACGCGAATCTTCTTAACGTAAATATTAAGGACATTGAGGATCTGCCTGAGCAACTGTTTGAATCTAAAGTTACCCGTCTCGCACAGAAGACTAATGGCAAACTTATCATTAAAGAATATCCAACAGCATCTGCACACTCTGGACACTTTAAAGCACTTCTCAATGACCTATCGCTTAAGAAGAGTTTTAAACCAGACATCATCTTTATTGATTACCTCAACATCTGTGCATCATCTCGCTACAAAGGAGCACTAGTTAACTCTTATACCTATGTCAAAGCCATTGCGGAAGAACTTAGAGGTCTTGCTGTTGAGTTTGATCTCCCTATTGTTAGCGCCACTCAGACTACTCGCTCTGGTTATGGCTCTAGCGATGTTGATCTTACTGATACCTCTGAGTCTTTTGGACTTCCTGCTACTGCGGACCTCATGTTTGCTCTTATCTCTACAGAAGAGCTTGAAAATATCAACCAAATCATGGTCAAGCAACTCAAGAACCGCTATAACGACATCAACCTCTTCAAGAGATTCGTAGTGGGTATTGACAGAGCGAAGATGAGGTTGTATGATGTAGAGGACTCTGCCCAAGTTGACATTGTTGACTCAGGGCAAGAGCAATATGACTTTGAAGAAATAGCAAAGTCTCAACAACCCACAGCAAAATTTACTGATTTTAAATTTAATTGATATGACTATTGATCTTAATAAGTATGTTGAGTTTGTAGACGGAACCACCTCAGATCCTAGCAAGTATTATTCTGAGTTCATTGATCGTCTGATTCAACTTGAGGGCGAAGAGTTTGCTACTGAGCGTCTGCTGACTGCTGCTGTAGGTATGTCTGCTGAGGCAGGCGAGTTTACTGAGATTGTGAAGAAGATTGTTTTCCAGGGCAAACCTGTTAACAATGAAAACCTGTTTCATCTGAAACGTGAGCTTGGGGACATCATGTGGTATGTTGCACAAGCTTGCATGGGTCTCAATGTTTCCATTGAGGAAATCGTTCAGATGAATTTTGAGAAACTGAGTGCCCGTTACCCCGAAGGAACATTCAGTATTGAGCGGTCGGAGAACCGCGTAGCAGGAGATCTCTAATAAATACCCCCGTAAGGGGGTTTTTTTTATGTCTGCAATGCAGATGGGAGATTATGGTAAAGATGCACCGAAGGGTGGTGGTATCCGTTTGCGTGTACTTTATGATGCTATCGTCAATAGAGAACTTATTGATGTGGAGGTCTCTGGCGGTAAGGCACTTATCATGACATCAGATGATGTTCTGGCAGATATGAAGAGTGTGATTGATGGTGGTTTACTTTTTGATTCACCTGATAAATCTCACGCGAATAATTTTGTATCTAAGTACACTCGCAAGTCTGTACTACAAGCGATACAAAAAGTAGGTAAGAAGAATAAATTAACGGATATAACATTCACTAAGATCACAAAGACTGAACAGTTTGGTAGTAATAAAGGATCTGGTGGAGGTGCTGATGCTACTGCTTTATTTGAAGGAGCAGCATGTTGGGTTGCAGCATACAGATATTCGCTGAATAAAGATATTGATGTTGATTATATTATTCCCATAGATGAACTGGAAGCAGTATCTGGTTCTGTTTCTACTGACGAACCTCTATCAAAAATACATCAGTTCCTTGCAGAAGATCCTGCCTGGATGAAGTCTAGTATCAGGACAGCAAACAAATTATATAGTGCAACAAAATATAGAAATAATAATTTTAAATTCTATAGGGGAACTGGTGTTGTTAACGTAGTAGAAAAACATTTTTTCAAAGTAAATAAGGAAGAAGGTAGACCATTCTCTCAGATTAATAAGTGGACACCTGCTGATATCTACATGTGTGAATGTGATTTTGACATGGGCATTTACACAAAAGAAATGACATTTCAGGGTGGTGTGAATAAAGTTTTGT